CCACTCCTGAAGTGTCAAGTACATCGCAAAGTCTCCGCAATTACACGCAAGAAAAAACCGCCATCAGGCGGCTTGGTGTTCTTTCAGTTCTTCAATTCGAATATTGGTTACGTCTGCATGTGCTATCTGCGCCCATATCATCCAGTGGTTATAGCAGTCGTTGATGTCCTCTGCTTCGATAACTCTGTCGAATGGCTCTCCATTCCATTCTCCTGTGACTCGGAAGTGCATTTATCATCTCCATAAAACAAAACTCGCCGTAGCGAGTTCAGATAAAAGAAATCCCCGCGAGTGCGAGGATTGTTAGTTGCGCTCTGCTGCTGATTTAGCCATCAATATTCACCTTTATCGCGTACACCTTTACCGGTTTATCGCCGAAGTGGGGATGTGTGATTGTCTTTATTTCATATCCGTCATACGGAACATCAATTCTGCGGCTGGAATCGTCGCGCTTCGGATATCCCTTTGTGATAATCAGGCGGTCATACTCCCGGAACATAATTCGCTTATTCCAGTAGTCATTACACAGGCGATACTCTTCCGTTTTCTCTCCGCGAATCATGGCATCGAAGTATTCACCTTTAACGGCAAGTTGCAGGTTAGCCATCACTCATCATCCTCATCCCAATCATCATCGTTGTCGTCAACCGCCCATAACAGTGGGTTGGTACCTTTGCTTATCTGGCTTGCATATCCGCTACGTCCAAGGCTTCTCAACACGTTGTATATTTCAAACATCTCAGTGCGTTCATCGCCAATGTCTAGCTGGCAGGCCAGTGCGTGACACTCTGAAGCGAGCGAGGCTAACTTTTGGAGGAATTCTTGTTTACTCACGGATTCACCTCCTGCGGTGGTTCTGGTAGCGGCATCCAGTGAGTTACCTCTTTGAGATACAGGTCTTCGCCATCACCGTCATCCCAAGTGGGATTGCCATCATTAAACCAGTCGCCATATACGCCGACCTGAGTGTTGGGGATGTTTGGTGGGTAGTTGTTTTTAAAGTCAGCTGCTAACACATAGCATTGTCGCTCTCCCATTTCTGGCATTCGCTCACTACAGCTTATCCAACCATCCGTAATTACCGGAGAGTTGCCGGGTTCTTTAATGTGCAAGCGAGGCTCACCATCTTTTGGTTCAGGCCACTGGCGCTCCATGTTAATCTTCAATTTATCTTCCATAGCAGCGGTAATTTCAGCATCGCTGATGCCAGCACGGCGCTGTGCATCCCACAACAGAAACTGCATATCAGCCCACTCGCTAAGATCGTCTGGTTCGGCTGCGGCTTCCAGTGCCTCTTTTGAGAGGTGTTTCAGTGGACCAATGGGGCCAACGCAGCCAAATGTGGAGTCAGACCATTTGGCATGCTCGTGGCGAATCTGTTCGCGTTTCAGTGATGCCAGTGCAATCCGTGCCAGTTCCATTTGTTCGCCACGGGTAAGTCCGTTTTCAAGCGGATTTTTAATGAACAATTCAATACGTTCTTTGGTAATAGTGGTCATGTGTTACTCCTTAACCCGCAGTGCTTTCAACTGACGAGGGGAACAAAATCTTTTCTTCAAATCCGGCATTCATATCATGGGCAGCAACACACCAATCCATTGACGAACGATTATCAAGAGCCTCCATGATTTCATCCATGCGGCGTAGGTCATACAGGTAAATGCTTTTATCGCCAATGGTGTAAAAACCAATTTTTTTCGGTGACGGGCAGCGATCAAGAACGTTCTGTAATTCGCTCAACCATGCCTGTTCCTTTTTTGTCAAAGTTGCCATATCACTCTCCTTTGATGCGAATGCCAGCGGTGCGTGGCACATTAACTTCCACGATGCGCACAGTTGGTTTGTACATCTCAATCGCTGTCAGCCAGTCAGCGCCAGTCATGCGCTTTTCTGCATCGCCATTAGTCCAATTAACCGGTACACCAATAGCCTTCATCGCGATTTCTATTTCCCCGGCAATGGCGCTTTTTCCGCAACCAGTAAAACCAGATACAACGACCAGAACTTCACCTTTGGCTGGTTTTATTCCCCGCGCTTCCAGTTCTGCTATGCGCTTACTTCCATCCGAGATAACACCTTCGTAATACTCACGCTGCTCGTTGAGTTTTGATTTTGCTTTCTCAAGCTCAACTCTCAGCTTCCCTACCGTTAGCGCAATTTCCTCGTTCTCCTGGTCGCGGCGTTTGATGTATTGCTGGTTTCTTTCCCGTTCATCCAACAATGCCAGCGCGATATCTGGCGAAAAGTGCTTCATAAAATCGTTAAGCGCATTAATTCGCTGATCGAAGGGCATTACAGGTGCTTCACCAGCAATTTTTGTTTTTTCAGCGATTTCACGAAGCTTTTGATAATCAATCTTGCTCACTGGTTGCCTCCTTTGCGAAGCTGGTCGGCGAACAAACGTACACCAGACGCTTCACTGCGTAGAAACTTAACGGCATCATCAAAACCACCTCGTTCTGCGTCGTCTGCTCCGTTGTCGAGGTTATCTGCGTACATCTCTACCCCCTGCGCCCGTACTTCAGCCAGGAAAGCATCGGTGGCTGGGGAGTCTGATTGCAGAGACTTTGCGCGATAGTCATTCCACCCTCTTGCATACATGGGATTAACTTGCACTCCATCTTTTACGCAATATGCCTGCCCTCCACGGTTGATAACATTGATTTCGTCCATATCGCCAGACTTCAGCCCCGCATTCTCCGCTGCTAGCGCCGCGCACTTGGCCTCCGCTTCAGCAAATTTACGCACCAGATATTCAGCGTTTGTTTCGTTAACCTTTAAATCTCGTGGGATGCATTTACCTTTCAGAAAATCATCCATCTCAATTAGTGACATTTGTTTCATTTCTTCCCACTCCGCCACATCGCATTCAGATATTTGTTTTGATTTACTGATGGAAAAGAATTTCTCTTAAGCAATTCCTCTCTCGATGGCATTGGCTTTACGCGTTGGCGAATAATCATTTCTGCCGGAAGAATGCCGGGATTGTATGCAAGCCCTCTCATGGTAAATTCCTCTTTGTTAATTTATTTGTATGCCTGCTCTTTCTTCATCGAGTTTTTTTAGCTTGTATCGCATAGCTCTTACTGAATAAATTGAGCGGCAGGTTGCAATTGCTATTTCTTCTGCGGAGAACTTACCGAAAAGTGATACTTCGGCTCTTGTCCAGCGTCTTCCACGAAGTCGGCTAACAATGTCAGCGCCAATCCTTGTTGCTTTCGCCATTACTGCTTTTTCAGTCCTTTCCAGTTTTTCTGCGATAACTTCAACTGGCATTGTCGCCGCTACCTCGCGCAAGAAATCGACTTCCCATTTCTCCCATGGAGTCTTTTTCATAGGCGATACCGTTATTTGATAAGAAGTGAAGGTTTCCCAACTTTGAGTTGAGCACCGGGGATATTTATTCCTGCTTTTAGTTGGTGTTTGATTGCCAGTTTGTCGGCTTTAATTGTCGTTTCAAACTCAACGTATTCAGGAGGAAGGGCGCTTGAGTCGATTATTTCTACAATTTCTGACGGTTTGCGGATTGTTACCTGGTGAATACCTGCTCGAATCTTTTTCTTGCCAACCATTTCAAGCGATGCCGCTATATACGCCATAATGCTGTCAATCTTATTTTGAATTACTGCGGCTCGCTCATTCAGCGACCTTGCCTCTTCCTTGAGGCGTTCAGCATAACCAGATTCATTTTTAATAATGGCAAGAAGTTGCTCTATTTTATCGGTAAATTCTCCTTCCATGCCTTCTATTGTGTCAGCAATCATCTCTGGTTCTAAATCTGAATCCATCAATTTTGCGTATTCATTGGCAATTTCATACAGTTTGCTCACTGGCAACCTCCAGTTTCGCTTTGCATTCTATGTAAATGGCTTGTACGTTCTGCTGCAATTTCATTCCAGATGTCAGGCGATATGCTTCTGCAAAATATCGCTTCAAATCATCCATGTTTTCTGCCTGAGCCATTTCATCGCAAAGAAGTTGTGCTTTATCCATTATTTCCTGCTGGCGTTTCCGTTCATCTTCGCGGATATCTTCCTCTGATTTGTGCGGCATAACTGGTTCAGTCCACACACCTTCTTCTTCGTTTAGTACGTGAATAGCACTATCAAGACGTGATGCCTTAGGCCAATACTTGCTTGCACGCTTTACGACCGTCTTTCGCGCCATCTCATTCCAGTGATTTACCCATGGTCCTTTATCGCTGAATGCTGCCTTGCTTGTTTTCCTTACAGCCTCAATTTCAGCCAGACTCATCTCTTCCGTTAGATAATCACCTGCTGGCGTCTTAACTGTGCAGTAAACGCCAACAATATCACCACGATCACCGAAGGCGTTGTATTTATGGGTTGGTGCTTTATCAAGCCCGTTTGACTCATAGGTATCGTTAGCATGAACAAGTTTTGCCTGACCCCATGAGATAACACCAGACTCCATTGCAATATGGAGCAATCCCATATAACTGATATCAAGGCACACCATGCCGTCGCGCGGAACCAGATAAGCCAGTTTGCTAGCCGGGTTTAAGGTGATACCGATCGCCGCAACATTGATGATGGCGTTCTGTGCGCTGGTTGGATTTGCCAGTGCTGTTTTAGCCAGGTAATCATTTTTCTGGAAATACTGAATTGCAAACTGGCTTTCCTTAGCCCATGTCACCGTCTGTTCAGTCAATGCTCCGCAGAATAACTGCTCTTGCTGTTTAACGAATTCAACGATATTGCTCATGCTGCTTCTCCATAAACGTGTCTGCGTTTGAATATTGCGAAGGCATATTCAGCCTTAACTCTTTCGGTTATTGCATCCCGGAACCATTCAGCGGCTTTTTCCTGATAGTTACAGTCATAATCTTCCAGCCAGTCGATAGCGTCCTTAGTGTGTTCATCTGGTTTATATGAGCGAAGCATTTCGCTTATTGGGTCGCAACGTTTGCAGAGGCGATCAACTTCACTGTTGATTCGTTCGTAATCTTCATCAGTAAAACTTGCGATTATTTGCGATATTTCACGCTCATCTTTCAGAGTCAGAATCATCATCTTTCTCCTGTTCTTTGTGCTGATTGAGCATTTCTTTCATCTGACGAATGAATTCTTCGTCTGACCAGTTATCTGTAAAACTCATGGACGGCCTTTTTGTTTCAAAATATCCCAAAGCTTTTCGAGCAAACTTTTCATTCTTGGTTGTTTAAAGTCTGCTCCGGTTAAAATATTTTTTCGTGAATGCTGTACCGATAAAATCGGGTTGAAAGGGCGAACCGATGCCGCCCCTGCAATAGCGAACTGTTGCATAGGATTCTCCTTCTGTTTGATTGCATAACGAAAACGCCTCGAGTGAAGCGTTATTGGTATGCATATAAAAAAGCCCTCACATTGGAGGGCAAAGAAGATTTCCAATAATCAGAACAAGTCGGCTCCTGTTTAGTTAAGAGCGACATTGCTCCGTGTATTCACTCGTTGGAATTAATACACAGTGCAGTGTTTATTCTGTTGTTAGTGCCAAAAATAAAGGCCGACTATGCGGACTCGGAAGGAAGTCCAATCATCTTATTCAAATCTTCTACCCGTAAAGCAGGAAGTGCTGTACTTGCTTTGTCTGCTTCTTTTGGTAGCAATTCTTTGCTTTCAGGCCAAACTTCAATAAGTCGCTTAACTGTTGTGACTGAGTTCAAAGCAGCACATACATTTGATTCGATATCCTTTTTCTTGGCTTCAAGTTTTTGTTGCAATGCGCAGATTTCATCAAACCTTTTTGTTATTTCGTGTTCTGCATCAAACATGCATTTATCTTTGGTTGGAGTAGGGAGCAATATATCTTCGCCGTTGCCGTCTTTCCCATATGAATGCCATCCAACCCTTCTGCCAGATACAGTCAGATAAATTGAAGTAGAACGAACATCGTATGAGTAAAATGAACATCCCATCTTTTCAAGTTCTTCACTTATAGCTACTAACCTGGATGATAACTGATCCACTTCCTCAGTTTTCTTTTTACCGCCAAACGCAATAACTCTGGCGTCAAGTGCAAGCTGGTTCTTTAACTTTGTTACTTCTTCAAGTTCAGTGAAAACCCCAGACTTAATTAAAGCGTTACGAGCGATTTTCTCTTTCATTCTCGTAGTTAAGCGGATTGATGACATATTAATTCCTCTCAAATAAGTGGTTTGCTGCGAAAATAAATCCGCTTAAGTTACCTGTTATTTATTCCACCAAGTTCCGTATCTATCCAGTTACACCAATCGTCAAAACCCAGCGATTTTTGTTTGCCGCTTCGATATTTGGTCAGCGTACCTCTACTCCTGATGCGCCTCCATCGGGGTCAGGCGACCCATTAAAAGACTTTCTGTGCTGAATTTCGTAACGAAGCGTCTTAATCGAAACGTCCACGGCATCGGCAAAACTGATGCCTTCTTCATTGGCCAGTTCCTGTACTACTCTTTTCAGTTCATTGTCCAAATTTTCCATACCCTCACCCCTTTGTTTATTCACCGCAGGCCACTCGACCCGCTCGATTCGTTCTGTGCGTAATGCTTGCGCCGATCAGACACCCCAAACTCTGAACCACCAACGAAGAAACATGACGACTGGCGGGGTAGACAGAAGAATGGCCGCATTGATAAGAAGAATGGCCGCAGTGATAAGCAGACCCAAAATGACCCCCTGCACTACGACCGGGAGTTTTTCATACAGTTTTTTCATGGCTACTCCTTAAGAAGGCGCTCAAGGAATGCGCCATTACAGTCAATTACATCGATGATCTCTTTGGCTAATGAATCGATATCGTCGCTCGATTCGAAGTCATCCTGTGGGATGTAAAAGCCACCCTCAGTTTTAAACATAATTTCCTTGACGGTTAATGCTGCAACCTCATACATAAAGCCATAAACAATGCGTCGAGGGGTGTTATACCTGAGTCCAAGGATCTTTAATTTTTCTGACTCCTGAGTCAGCTGGTCGTATGCCTTTACCAGCTCCGCTATCAGTCCCTTTTTCAGCTCACCACGCAGTACGTACATCCCGTTAGCCGTTTTATTTTCCATCACCGAACCTCACTCGCTGTTACTTTGAAATATTGCCGCCGGGCATCGCGTATCTTCTCCAGCTCGCAGTTCTTCTCTGACTGGTGATACTTGCTGATGTGGCAGACCGGAGTGCGTGGATCGAAGTCACGACCGCATACCGGGCACTTGATGCTGTTCTTCATGGGCCACCTCAGATTAATGCGATGGATTTGCCCTTCGTTTTCTGGCGACCAACACAAGTCACACCCATTTCACTGCGTGGCTTGCTGTACCATGTGCGCTGATTCTTGCGTTCAATACGTTGCAGGTTGCTTTCAATCTGTTCGTGGTATTCAGCCAGCACCGTAAGGTCTATCGGATTCAGTGCGCTTTCTACTCGTGATTTCGGTTTGCGATTCAGCGAGAGAATAGGGCGGTTAACTGGCTTTGCGCTTACCCCAACCAGCAGGGGATTTGCTGCTTTCCATTGAGCCTGTTTCTCTGCGCGACGTTCGCGGCGGCGTGCTTGTGCATCCATCTGGATTCTCCTGTCAGTTAGCTTTGGTGATTGGATGGCCGGCGCTGAACCCCGGCTTACTGGTTAGAGCGCCCGCACTACCAGTGACGCTGTCTTGAGGCGCAGATTGGTTACTGCTTGCCATGAGCGCTGTTTATACATTGGTCGAGCATCAGCCTGCTCATTCATCCAATCCCAAAGCCTTCTGCTTTGAATGCTGCCCTTCTTCAGGGCTTAATTTTTAAGAGCGTCACCTTCATGGTGGTCAGTGCGTCCTGCTGATGCGCTCAGTATCACCGCCAGTGGTATTTATGTCAACACCGCCAGAGATAATTTATCACCGCAGATGGTTATCTGTATGTTTTTTATATAGATTTATTTTTTGCAGGGTTGTGTGGATTGGGAAGGTGATCGAGAGATCTGAATTGCGATGTTTAGTGAGTTGTATCTATTAATTTTCAAATAAATACAATTGGTTATGTGTTTTGGGGCGAACGTGAGGCAAAGAAAACCCGGCGCTGAGGCCGGGTTATGTAGGCATTATGCGGCTTTTTTGGTGTGTGCTGACGAGCGAGCCAGAATCTCGTTAATGAGAGATCTCAGGGTCATTGCATCTTTGTGCAGAGTGGACATGGTTTTCATTGCGTTTCCTCGGTTTATTTTATGGTACTAGCCTAGTTCAAATAGACTATATGAAATCTTGATTTACTATTAAGGCCATTGGGTTGGTGGAAGATCGTGGGTTTTTATCTGCGTATTTGCTTCCACACATTTATCATAGTCTAATTTCTCTACAGCAAGCAATAGTGATTCAGCATACATCAATCCTTGTTTGATGTTCATAACATTTATGCTTGCACTTGCGGCATCCATATCCTTTGCTGTCTCTACCATGTGCTCAAAGCTTTGAGCAATAGAGTCAACACCGTTTTTCATCCTTGTAAACACTAATTTTAGCTCATCAAGGCTTGGATTCGTTAGATCATACATCCCATGCATTCCATGGGCTTCGAATAACTCTGACAACGATCTAAGGGCGAAGTTCACAGAATCAATAACTTGGTCGTACTTTTTCTTATCAAGATCATTCATTAAAAATATAACCTTTTAACTATTTGATATTGCTGCATTTATATCAATATATGCATTTCACATATATCACCCAAACGTCTCTTCAGGCCACTGGCTGGCGATAACTTTCCCCACAACGGAACAACTCTCATTGCATGGGATCATTGGGTACTGTGGGTTTAGTGGTTGTAAAAACACCTGACCGCTATCCCTGATCAGTTTCTTGAAGGTAAACTCATCACCCCCAAGTCTGGCTATGCAGAAATCACCTGGCTCAACAGCCTGCTCAGGGTCAACGAGAATTAACATTCCGTCAGGAAAGCTTGGCTTGGAGCCTGTTGGTGCGGTCATGGAATTACCTTCAACCTCAAGCCAGAATGCAGAATCACTGGCTTTTTTGGTTGTGCTTACCCATCTCTCCGCATCACCTTTGGTAAAGGTTCTAAGCTCAGGCGAGAACATCCCGGCCTGAACATGAGAAAAAACAGGGTACTCATACTCACTTCTAAGTGACGGCTGCATACTAACCGCTTCATACATCTCGTAGATTTCTCTGGCGATTGAAGGGCTAAATTCTTCAACGCTAACGTTGAGAATTTTTGCAAGCAATGCGGCGTTATAAGCATTTAATGCATTGATGCCATTAAATAAAGCACCAACGCCTGACTGTCCCATCCCCATCTTGTCTGCGACAGATTCCTGGGATAAGCCAAGTTCATTTTTCTTTTTTTCATAAATAGCTTTAAGGCGACGTGCGTCCTCAAGCTGCTCTTGTGTTAATGGTTTCTTTTTTGCGCTCATACGTTAAATCTATCACCGCAAGGGATAAATATCTAACACCGTGCGTGTTGACTATTTTACCTCTAGCGGTGATAATGGTTGCATGTACTAAGGAGGTTGTATGGAACAACGCATAACCCTGAAAGATTATGCAATGCGCTTTGGGCAAACCAAGACAGCTAAAGATCTCGGCGTATATCAAAGCGCGATCAACAAGGCCATTCATGCAGGCCGAAAGATTTTTTTAACTATAAACGCTGATGGAAGCGTTTATGCGGAAGAGGTAAAGCCCTTCCCGAGTAACAAAAAAACAACAGCATAAATAACCCCGCTCTTACACATTCCAGCCCTGAAAAAGGGCATCAAATTAAACCACACCTATGGTGTATGCATTTATTTGCATACATTCAATCAATTGTTATCTAAGGAAATACTTACATATGGTTCGTGCAAACAAACGCAACGAGGCTCTACGAATCGAGAGTGCGTTGCTTAACAAAATCGCAATGCTTGGAACTGAGAAGACAGCGGAAGCTGTGGGAGTTGATAAGTCGCAGATCAGCAGGTGGAAGAGGGATTGGATTCCAAAGTTCTCAATGCTGCTTGCTGTTCTTGAATGGGGCGTCGTTGACGACGATATGGCTCGATTGGCACGACAAGTTGCTTCGATTCTCACCAATAAAAAACGCCCGGCGGCAACCGAGCGTTCTGAACAAATACAAATGGAATTTTAACAACATCCAACGAGGTAATTATATGCGAAACAAAGGCTTTAATCCACCTGATACACACAAAGAAGCTAAGCGTTTGCGCTTCCTTCGTTCCATTGATGAAAGAACTCAAATCTCTTTTGTGAAAGTTGCCAGAACTGAGCTTCTGAAGGCTGAGGCGATGGCGTTGCTCCCGTCTCTACCAAAAGAGGAGGGATATACGTTCATTCCAAACGCATTTCTGGAAAAGCTACTCAAAGAAGACATATCCGTAAGTCAGTTTAACGATGTTCTTAAGGTCTTTCGTCAAGGCAGGTAGTTATGAGCAATACAGCAAAAATCTACGATTTCAGCGCCGCACACGAGCGCAGGAGCAACAGGATGGAGAACCAGAAAACTGGTTACATTCCGTTGTACCGGAGCATTCTGAAACAGTCATGGGCGAAAGATGTTTATCTTCGCACCCTGTGGGAAAACCTTCTCCTGAATGCCGCCAGAAAGCCATACAAAGCGAATTTCAAAGGTCATGAATGGCATCTGCAACCCGGTCAACTGGTTGTGACAGCAGCTGATTTAGGTCTTCAGTTATGCGACAGGCATGGCAAGCCAGCAAGCCGCGATCAGGTTGAGCGGATGCTTCAGGTTTTTGTGAAAGAGGGGATGATCTCCATTGATGGAGAGAAGCAAAAAGGTCGTGTGATCACCATCACAAATTACCATGAATATGCTCAAAAAATGGACGATTCACCCGCACATGAAGCCGCACAAACAACCGCACATGATGCCGCACATGACGAAGCCAGCAATGGCGCGGCTTTCAGAGTACATGCCGCACATGAAAGCGCACATGAAGCCGCACAAACAACCGCACATCATGAACAAGAAGGTATTAACAAGAATATAAATAATACCCCCCTACCCCCCAATGGGGGAGGCGATGGGCAGGTTAAACCTGAACGTCGCAAGGCAGAACGAATCGACTACGAATCCTTCCTGAACGCCTACAACACCGAAGTCGGTGACAGACTTCCACACGCTGTTGCGGTCAACGAGAAACGCAAACGCCGCCTGAAGAAAATCATCCCGCAACTGAAAACGCCAAACGTGGACGGTTTCAGAGCGTATGTCAGGGCGTTTGTGCATCAGGCCAAGCCGTTTTACTTCGGAGACAACGACACGGGCTGGACGGCCGATTTTGATTACCTGCTGAGGGAAGACTCGTTAACGGGGGTACGGGAAGGGAAGTTTGCAGACAGGGGGATTGCATGAAACAGGATATCGAAGCGAGCGTTATCGGTGGCCTGCTGATTGGTGGATTAACACCAACCGCCAGCGACGTTCTGGCAACGCTGGAGCCGGAAGCGTTTTCAATTCCGCTCTACCGGAAAGCCTTCGAGGTTATCCGGAAGCAGGCGAGAAACAGAAACCTAATCGACGCGCTGATGGTTGCCGAGGCGTGCGGAGAGGAGCATTTCACGTCAATCCTGATGACCAGTAAGAACTGCCCGAGTGCCGCAAACCTGAAGGGATATGCCGGAATGGTCGCGGATAACTATCACCGCCGTCTGGTGCTGGAAATCATGGATGAAATGCGTGAACCAATTCAGAGCGGAACCATCGATACATCGAGTCAGGCGATGGACGAGCTTGTAAAGCGTCTCTCAGCCATCAGAAAGCCCCGTGACGAGGTTAAACCTGTACGGTTAGGGGAAATCATCACTGACTACACTGACACGCTTGACAGGCGCCTGAGGAACGGAGAAGAGTCAGATACCCTGAAGACCGGAATCGAAGAACTTGACGCCATCACCGGAGGGATGAACGCAGAAGACCTGGTGATAATCGCTGCTCGTCCTGGTATGGGGAAAACCGAGCTGGCGCTGAAGATTGCCGAAGGCGTTGCAAGCCGAGTTATTCCTGGTTCTGACGTCCGGCGCGGAGTGTTGATTTTCTCGATGGAAATGAGCGCATTGCAGATTGCAGAGCGAAGCATTGCCAACGCCGGGAGGATGTCGGTTAGCGTGCTGCGAAATCCTGCATCGATGGATGACGAAGGCTGGGCGCGCGTTGCTAACGGCATGAGTCAGCTTGCAGATTTGGATGTATGGGTAGTCGATGCCTCGCGGTTATCGGTCGAAGAAATACGCTCAATCGCAGAACGGCACAAACAGGAAAATCCAAACCTGTCACTCATCATGGCGGATTATCTTGGCCTGATTGAGAAGCCGAAAGCAGACCGCAACGACCTCGCAATTGCTCACATCTCCGGAAGCCTGAAGGCGATGGCGAAAGACCTGAAAACGCCAGTTATCTCCCTGAGTCAGCTTTCGCGCGATGTTGAGAAGCGACCAAACAAACGTCCGACAAACGCAGATTTGCGTGATTCTGGAAGCATTGAGCAGGACGCAGACTCAATCATCATGCTCTATCGGGAAGCGGTATATGACGAGAACAGTAGCGCCGCGCCATTTGCTGAAATCATCGTGACGAAAAACCGTTTTGGCTCACTTGGTACGGTTTACCAGCGGTTCTGTAATGGACACTTTGTTGCATGTGACCAGGATGAAGCCAGACAGATTTGCACAGCATCAAATGCACCTGCTGCGCGTGGCAGACGATATGCACAAGGGGCTGACGTATGACCATCTACATCACTGAGCTAATAACAGGCCTGCTGGTAATCGCAGGCCTTTTTATTTGGGGGAGAGGGAAGTCATGAAAAAACTAACCTTTGAAATTCGATCTCCAGCACATCAGCAAAACGCTATTCACGCAGTACAGCAAATCCTTCCAGACCCAACCAAGCCAATCGTAGTGATCATTCAGGAGCGCAACCGCAGCTTAGACCAGAATCGGAAGCTTTGGGCTTGCCTTGGTGACGTCTCTCATCAGGTTGAATGGCATGGTCGCTGGCTGGATGCAGAAAGCTGGAAGTGTGTGTTTACCGCAGCATTAAAGCAGCAGGACGTTGTTCCTAACCTTGCCGGGAATGGCTTTGTTGTAATAGGCCAGTCAACCAGCAGGATGCGTGTAAGCGAATTTGCGGAGCTATTAGAGCTTATACAGGCATTCGGTACAGAGCGTGGCGTTAAGTGGTCAGACGAAGCGCGACTGGCTCTCGAATGGAAAGCGCGATGGGGAGATCGGGCTGCATGACTATCAAATCAAATACGCCGGCACACGACAAGGACTGCTGGCAAACGCCGCTTTGGCTTTTTGATGCACTGGATATTGAGTTTGGATTCTGGCTGGATTCGGCAGCGAGCGACAAAAATGCTCTGTGCGCTCACTGGCTAACTGAGGCTGACGACGCGCTAAATTCTGAGTGGATAAGCCACGGTGCAATCTGGAATAACCCACCGTACAGCAATATCAGGCCGTGGGTGGAAAAAGCCGCTGAGCAGTGCATACAACAGCGACAGACGGTAGTGATGCTTGTGCCAGAGGATATGTCTGTCGGATGGTTCAGCAAGGCTCTGGAGAGTGTTGACGAAGTTCGTATTATCACTGATGGACGGATTAATTTTATCGAACCATCGACAGGGCTGGAGAAGAAGGGAAACAGCAAAGGCTCCATGCTGCTGATTTGGCGACCGTTCATCAGTCCTCGACGGATGTTTACTACCGTATCCAAAGCGGCATTGATGGCGATCGGGCAGGGCGTCAGGAGGGCGGCATGAGACGACAGCGACGAAGTATCACCGACATCATCTGCGAAAACTGCAAATACCTTCCAACGAAACGCTCCAGAAATAAACGCAAGCCAATCCCAAAAGAATCTGACGTAAAAACCTTCAACTACACGGCTCACCTGTGGGATATCCGGTGGCTAAGACATCGTGCGAGGAAATGACAATGGATTATTCACAGTTAAGTGATTTTGAAATTAACAAGCGAGTGGCAATTTGCTGTGGATTTGCTCCCGAAGATTGCGAAATCGCAAAGTTGGGAACATCAATCGTTGGTGTTGAGTGGGATGACGAAACTGGTTATGCAATAAAAACGGTTGATTACTGTAAAAGCCCATCAGACGCAGAGCCGATTATCGTAGAGAACAGAATTGGCATTATTCCAGCGCCAGAAAATGGATTATGGAAGGCAGCGCATAGAAAAGTTGGCAGTGATAGTACCCCATATCATATGACTCAAGATGAAAACCCACTCCGCGCCGCCATGATTGTCTTTCTCATGATGCAGGACGCCAATAATGCTTAGCCCATCCCAATCTCTTCAATACCAGAAAGAAAGCGTCGAGCGGGCTTTAACGTGCGCTAACTGCGGTCAGAAGCTGCATGTGCTGGAAGTTCACGTGTGTGAGCACTGCTGCGCAGAACTGATGAGCGATCCGAATAGCTCAATGTACGAGAAAGAAGACGATGAGTGATTTCTCTGAGCTTATTTCCTTCAAAAAAGACAGAGAAGAAATGCGGACTGAATCTGTCTATTACGTTCAACACCGGAATAAACGCTCTGTGCTTGATCAGGAGCTGGTTATTACCGGAGACCTGCCATTCAGAACATATAAGGCCAGCATGGAAATGAAGGATTTCCCTAAATGTGGTTCTGAAAGAGAAGCCGCGTTAAAGCTGGCAGAGTGGATGCAGAGAATGGCTGCTGCAATTGAGAATTACTGGAGCGAACCATAATGGCTAAACCAGCGCGAAGACGATGTAAAAACGATGAATGCCGGGAATGGTTTCACCCTGCATTCGCTAATCAGTGGTGGTGCTCTCCAGAGTGTGGAACCAAGATAGCACTCGAACGACGAAGCAAAGAACGCGAAAAAGCGGAAAAATCAGCATAGAAGAAACGACGACGAGAGGAGCAGAAACAGAAAGATAAACTTAAGATTCGAAAACTCGCCTTAAAGCCCCGCAGTTACTGGATTAAACAAGCCCAACAAGCCGTAAACGCCTTCATCAGAGAAAGAGACCGCGACTTACCATGTATCTCGTGCGGAACGCTCACGTCTGCTCAGTGGGATGCCGGACATTACCGGACAACTGCTGCGGCACCTCAACTCCGATTTGATGAACGCAATATTCACAAGCAATGCGTGGTGTGCAACCAGCACAAAAGCGGAAATCTCGTTCCGTATCGCGTCGAACTGATTAATCGCATCGGGCAGGAAGCAGTAGACGAAATCGAATCAAACCATAACCGCCATCGCTGGACTATCGAAGAGTGCAAGGCGATCAAGGCAGAGTACCAACAGAAACTCAAAGACCTGCGAAATAGCAAAAGTGAGGCCGCATGAAGTTCTCAGTAAAAACCATTCCAGACATGCTCGTTGAAGCATACGGAAACCAGACAGAAGTAGCACGCAGACTGAAATGTAGTCGCTGTACGGTCAGAAAATACGTTGATGATAAAGACGGGAAAATGCACGCCATCGTCAACGACGTTCTTATGGTTCATCGCGGATGGAGTGAAAGAGATGCGCTATTACGAAAGAATTGATGGCAGCAAATACCGAAATATTTGGGTAGTTGGCGATCTACACGGATGCTACACGAACCTGATGAAAAAACTGGAGACGATAGGATTCGACACCAAAAAAGACCTGCTTATCTCGGTTGGCGATTTGGTCGATCGCGGTACAGAGAACGTCGAATGTCTGGAATTAATCACATTCCCCTGGTTCAGAGCTGTACGTGGAAACCATGAGCAAATGATGATTGATGGCTTATCAGAGCGTGGAAACGTCAATCACTGGCTGCTTAATGGCGGTGGCTGGTTCTTTAATCTCGATTACGACAAAGAAATTTTGGCTAAAGCTCTTGCCCATAAAGCAGATGAACTTCCGTTAATCATCGAACTGGTGAGCAAAGGTAAAAAATATGTCATCTGCCACGCCGATTATCCTTGTAACGAATACGAATTTGGAAAGCCAGTTGATCCTCAGCAGGTAATCTGGAACCGCGAACGAATCGGCAACTCACAAGACGGGATCGTGAAAGAAATCAAAGGCGCGGACACGTTCATCTTTGGTCATACGCCAGCAGTGAAACCACTCAAATTTGCCAACCAGATGTATATCGATACCGGCGCAGTGTTCTGCGGAAACCTCACATTGATTCAGGTACAGGGAGAAGGCGCATGAGACTCGAAAGCGTAGCTAAATTTCATTCGCCAAAAAGCCCGATGATGAGCGACTCACCACGGTCTACGGCTTCCGACTCTCTTTCCGGTACTGATGTGATGGCTGCTATGGGGATGGCGCAATCACAAGCCGGATTCGGAATGGCTGCATTCTGCGGTAAGCATGAACTCAGCCAGAACGACAAACAAAAGGCTATCAACTATCTGATGCAATTTGCACACAAGGTATCGGGGAAATACCGTGGTGTGGCAAAGCTTGAAGGAAATACTAAGGCAAAGGTACTGCAAGTGCTCGCAACATTCGCTTATGCGGATTATTGCCGTAGTGCCGCGACGCCGGGGGCAAGATGCAGAGATTGCCACGGTACAGGCCGTGCGGTTGATATAGCCAAAACGGAGCAGTGGGGGAGAGTTGTTGAGAAAGAGTGCGGAAGATGCAAAGGTGTCGGCTATTCAAGAATGCCAGCAAGCGCCGCATATCGCGCTGTAACGATGCTAATCCCAAACCTTACTCAACCCACCTGGTCACGCACTGTTAAGCCGCTGTATGACGCTCTGGTGGTGCAATGCCACAAAGAAGAGTCAATCGCAGACAACATTTTGAATGCGGTCACACGTTAGCAGCATGATTTCCACGGATGGCAACATATTAACGGCATGATATTGACTTTTTGAATAAAGTTGGGTAAATTTGACTCAACGATGGATAAATGCACTCGTTAAATAAAGCCCTGAGTTAATAGCTCGGGGCTTTTTGCGTTTTAATCACGACCTTTCTGAAAGCACATCAAACCAAATACCAGACAGACAAAAATAATCACCTTATCCGCTGTGGCTACGGTGCGGTGTGCTTTGCATAAAAGAAAACCAGCGCAATGGCTGGCTTCGTGAAAGCGGGTGGCAAGAGGTTTCGCTAACAACCTCCTGCCGTTTTGCCCTTATTCCTAATTAAATAGAGCAAATCCCCTTATTGGGGCTAAGACATGAAGATGCCAGAAAAACATGACCTGTTAGCCGCCATTCTCGCGGCAAAGGAACAAGGCATCGGGGCAATCCTTGCGTTTGCAATGGCGTACCTTCGCGGCAGATATAATGGCGGTGCGTTTACAAAAACAGTAATCGACGCAACGATGTGCGCCATTATCGCCTGGTTCATTCGTGACCTTCTCGACTTCGCCGGACTAAGTAGCAATCTCGCTTATATAACGAGCGTGTTCATCGGCTACATCGGTACTGACTCGATTGGTTCGCTTATCAAACGCTTCGCTGCTAAAAAAGCCGGAATAGAAGATGGTGGAAATCAATAATCAACGTAAGGCGTTCCTCGATATGCTGGCGTGGTCAGAGGGAACTGATAACGGACGTCAGAAAACCAGAAATCATGGTTATGACGTCATTGTAGGCGGAGAGCTATTCACTGATTACTCCGATCACCCTCGCAAACTTGTCACGCTAAACCCCAAACTCAAATCAACAGCCGCCGGACGCTACCAGCTTCTTTCCCGTTGGTGGGATGCCTATCGTAAGCAGCTTGGCCTGAAAGACTTCTCTCCGAAAAGCCAGGACGCTGTGGCACTGCAACAGATTAAAGAGCGTGGCGCTTTACCGATGATTGACCGCGGTGATATTCGTCAGGCTATCGACCGTTGCAGCAATATCTGGGCTTCACTTCCGGGCGCTGGCTATGGCCAGTTCGAGCATAAGGCTGACAGCCTGATTGCAAAATTCAAAGAAGCTGGCGGAACGGTCAGAGAGATTGAGGTATGAGCAGAGTAACCGCGATTATCTCCGCTCTGGTTATCTGCATCATCGTCTGCCTGTCATGGGCTGTTAATCATTACCGTGATAACGCAATCGCCTACAAAGAGCAGCGCGATAACAAGGCCAGTGAACTGGAGAAGGCGAACGCCACCATCGCTGACATGCGGAAGCGTCAACGTGATGTAGCAGAACTCGACGCAAGATACACAAAGGAGCTTGCTGATGCTAACGCGACTATCGAAAGTCTCCGTGCTGATGTTTCTGCTGGGCGTAAGCGCCTGCAAGTCGCCGCCACCTGTGCAAAGTCAACGACCGGAGCCAGCGGCATGGGCGATGGAGAAAGCCCAAGACTTACAGCAGATGCTGAACTCAATTATTACCGTCTCCGAAGTGGAATCGACAAGATAACCGCACAGGTCAACTACCTGCAGGAATACATCAGGGCGCAATGCCTGAAATAATTTTTTTGCAAATCACAAAGTCCATTTAATGAGCCTCGCGATGCGGGGCTTTTTTATGTCCGCAGTAAATGCGCATCTCACGCGCATATTCACGAGAGCCTTTCAGTAAGCGAGCCTGAGAAATGCCGTTATAGGTGGCGACCTCTCTCGGGCGGCTTTTCTGTGAGACAGGCTCACTTTCTAAAAGGTAAAGACGCTATGAATAATCATTCAGTTATTCCAGCCTTCGACTTCCGAGAAATGGTGCAAGCCAAAAACGGAGAGGTCGTTACCACATCCAGAAAAATTGCCAAGTACTTCGGCAAGCGACACGGTGATGTTCTCAGGAAAATCGAGCAGGTTAAGGCTGATTGCTCGCGTGAGTTTAGCCAACGCAATTTTGCGTCGGCTGATTATATCGATGAGCAGGGCAAGGTTCGCCCGATGTACAGCCTGACGAAAGATGGCTGGATCATGGTTGTGATGGGGTTCACCGGGAAAGCTGCTGCGGCAATCAAGGAGAGCTATATCGCAGCATTCAACTGGATGGCAGAGCAACTGAGCCGCCGCATGGCAATTGGCGAAGAAATGCAGCACCGCTACGCCATCAAAGAAACACGCTCAAAGCTGAAAGGTACGATCGGCAGTCGGTTAATGAACGAACGGAAGAAAGAGAAGCGTGTCCTGGCTGTCGAGCATGAATACATCTTGCAGGTGACACAGCCTGAACTGCTGATTAATTGAAGATGTCATTACAAAGCCTATCTACGGGTGGGCTTGATAATGTCACAACGAGGTAAGGATTATGGCAAAACCGGACTGGGGAGCACTGCAACACCAGTTCCTCGCCGAGCATGCCAAAACAGGAATATCCCCGAAAGACTGGTGCGCAGCGCAGGGACTGAATTATTCATCTGCGAAACGCTATATCAAAGTAACGACTTACGGTGCGAATTCGCAAAAAAAAAGTGCGAACAAATCTGCGAATTCGCAGAAGGAGAAAGGCGAGGTCAGTAAAAACGGGGAGGTGAAAAAACACCAGCCCGACACAGGCGCACACTCAAAATCTCCAGAAACGAAACCGATACGCGGATCGCGCACTGCTCCGCCGACGAACGCTTTCCAGCCTGGCAACCAGAACGCATTAAAGCATGGTGGCTATGGCCGCCGGATGCTGCTCTCTGACGCCATCACCGAAGATGCCCAGATGCTCACGCTCGACGATGAGCTTTTCTGGCTGCGTGCGGCGAGCCTGACAGCGGCAGAGAATATCGGGCGCTGGCAGACAGAGCTGGAGATAGCAGACAGCGAGCAGGCCAAAGATCTGCACGACCTCATCTCTCAGGCGCAGAAAGCCATGCATCGCAACACTGCGCGCATTGAGTCGCTGGAGTACACCAAGGCGGCGATTATCAAGCAGCGCGTTGATGCCGCTTACCGCGAAGCCGCGACCGAAAAGGTTGAGCTCGAAATTGATGTACTGAAAGACGGCGACAAGGATAACGCGATCGTCGTGCATAACTCGCTGCCAATACCGGGAAGATAAATCATGGCCGACATTTACCTACCCACGCTACACAACGGGCAGTTAACGGTCTGGTCTGATTCCTGGGATCACCAGTTGAATGCGGTTCGATGTGGTCGACGCTGGGGGAAAACCTTCATGCTGTCGAGCGCCGCGGTGACCTACGCAACATCACAGTTCCGGCGCCCGGGCATGGATATCGAGCTGGGCGGGCGGGTCGGCATCTTCACTGCCGAGTATCGCCAGTATCAGGAGATCTATGACAAGCTGGAAGAAATCCTGCTGCCGCTGAAAAAGAGCTTCAGTCGGCAGGAAAAGCGCCTGCTGCTGAAGAACGGCGGGAAGATAGATTTCTGGGTCACCAACGACAACAAACTGGCCGGTCGTGGACGTGAGTACGAAATTATCCTGATTGATGAGGCGGCGTTTACCAAGTCGCCTGAAATGCTGAAGGAAATCTGGCCGAAGTCGATTAAGCCGACGCTGCTGACTACGAAGGGCCGAGCCTACGTATTCTCAACGCCTGACGGTGTGGATGAAGAAAACTTCTTCTATGCCATCTGCCATAACAAAGACCTCGGCTTCCATGAGCATCACGCGCCGACGTCATCAAACCCCTTCGTTCCTCCCGAGGAGCTGGAGAAAGAGCGACAGAACAACGATCCGCGCGTTTTCCGGCAGGAGTTCCTGGCCGAGTTCGTCGACTGGTCCGCTGCGTCGCTTTTCGACGTTCGCAAATGGTTCGAGGGTGAAAACCAGGATCAGCCTGTCGATTACCCGGAGATGTGTCAGGCCGTATTCGCTGTCATGGATACCGCAGTTAAGGGCGGTACAGAGCACGACGGCACGGCGGTGGTTTACTACGCCGTTGACACCCGGCCCGGAATTCAGCGCCTGACCATTCTTGACTGGGATGTGGTGCAGATCGACGGCGCGCTGCTGGAAGAGTGGATTCCGTCCGTTTTCACCCGGCTGAATGAGCTATCCGGCCAGTGCGTCGCTGTAAATGGCAGCCTCGGCGTTTTCATTGAAGACGCCAGTATGGGCAGCATCCTTCTGCAGAAAGGCGAGAGCCTGGGATGGCCGGTCAACAAAATTGAATCCACCCTGACCAGCAAAGGGAAGGACGAGCGCGCCATTATGGCCTCTGGGTATCACTACCGCGGGCTGGCGAAAATATCCCGATACGCCTACGAGAAGACGGCAGTCTTCAAGGGCGAAACAGCAAACCATCTGCATAAGCAGGTATCACGATTCCACCTTGCCGATAAGAACGCGCACAAGCGCGCCGACGATTTGCTGGATGATTACACCTACGGGCTGATCATCGCGTTCGGTAGCGGCGACGCACTCTAGCGAGAAAACCAATGAACGAAGATGATATCGCAATCGGCAGTTGCTCGCCGGAGCTGATCACGCTCCTGGACAGCGATGACATTCAGCCGGGTATGTCGGCTGGTTATCAGACCTGCAAAACGATTTACCTCTTCCACCCGTTGGGCGGGAAAATGGTGGATCGCCCGATCAAGATGGCGATGAACGAATCGCGCACCGTTCACATTTCGCAGGCGTATGGCATTGAGCAGCGTCTCCGCGATGCATTTGAGCGGGAGTGGAAAGCGCTGGGCGCCGATAAACACATCGCTAATGCGGCGCGCATCTCTCGCATTTACGGTGTTTCGGCGATCGCAATGCTGGTTGATAACCAGGAGCCGTCCTCTGCGGTGGACTACCGCACGCTGTATAAGCACAACGTGACATTCAACATTCTCGACCCGCTGAACACTGCCGGAAGCATCGTCCTGAACCAGGATCCGAACGCGCAGGACTTTCAGAAGGTCGACGGGATCAGAGTGGCGGGCAAGCCGTATCACAAATCCCGCTGTGTTGTGCAACAGAACGAGGACCCGATTTATCTGGCCTATAACTCTGCTGCCTTTGGCTTTACCGGTCGCAGCGTTTACCAGCGCGCTCTGTTCCCGCTGAAATCCTTCATCCAGACCATGCGCACCGATGACATGGTTTCCGTGAAGGGTGGCTTGCTGGTAACGAAGATTCAGGGACCGAGCTCAGTCGTCAACAACATGATGCAAAAGCTCAGCGGCATCAAACGAATGATGCTGAAGCGAGGGAAGACAGGCGAAGTCCTGCAGATCGGCGCAAATGACAGCATCGAATCCATCGACCTGAGCAACCTGGAAAAGCCGCTCGACTCCTCCCGGAATCACATTCTGGAGAATATCGCTGCGGCAGCTGACATGCCGGCTATCATTCTGAACTCGGAAACATTCGCCCAGGGCTTCGGCGAGGGGACGGAAGACGCTCGATCTGTTGCAGTCTACATCGACAACATCCGCGAGTGGCTTGAGCCGCTGTATGACTATTTCATCCGTATTTGCCAGTATCGCGCCTGGAGCATTGAGTTTTTCAATTCTCTGCGTGCTGACTTCCCGGAGCTTAAAAACACGTACAGCCTGTATTTCTCCTCATGGATTAACAACTTCGAATATCGCTGGCCATCATCCCTGAAAGAGCCGGAAAGCGAAAAAGTGAAGGTCGACGAAATCCGGTTTAAGGCGATCGTCAGCATGCTGGAAGTGCTGCTTCCACAGGTCAACACGGATGATGAGAACCGCGCTCTGCTTATCGAGTGGGCGCAGACCAACGCGAACGCTAACGAAAGCCTGTTCCCGCAGCGGCTCGATCTCGATATCGACTCGCTAAAGGCTAATCGTCCTCAACAGCCGCAGGGAGAAGAGCCCGGCGGCGGGATGATGCTATGAAGACTTTCACGCGCACCGTACGCGAGGCGGTGAAGTTCTTTCTGCGCAATGGCTACACCTCGCGGCAGGAGCTGGAGCAATGGCAGGCCATTATCCGGCAGGCGGCCGAAAGCGAAACTGATGACGACTACATGAGCATGGTGTCGGATCGGTTGCGTAAGGCCTATGACCTGCAGGTGAGCAAGGCTGGAGCGCTGGAGCGCCACAAGGGGCTTTCACGCTTCACGCTGAACTACATGGAGCCGAAGTTACGCAGCGAGCTGGATCGCCGCATCCTGGCCAGCGCTGACCTGATAAAGCTGAATCGCAAGAAAGCCATCGACACTACTCTGTCGCGGTTTAGCGGATGGGCCAGCAGCATTCCATCAGCAGACAGCATTGCGCTGACCGGCATTCAGGGAACGATGCGGGAGACGGCGGCGCACATTCAGAAGGCCGCCGAGAAGGTGGACTATGAAGCGCGCCGCGTGATGATTGACCAGAGCCATAAGCTGATCGCCAATATCGACAACATCATCGCGACGGGCAACAACGCGATTGCTGCCGAGTGGCATAGCCACTGGCGCCAGCCAGGGTACGACTACCGGGAAGATCACAAGGAGAGGGACAAGCTGATCTATCTCATCCGCGGGAACTGGGCGCAGAAAAATGGCTATGTCAAAGCTGGCCCTGCCGGCTATCTAGACGAAATTACGCAGCCTGGCGAAGAGGTTTTCTGTCGGTGCTACGTCACCTATCTGTACAACCTCCGCAGCATTCCCGAGGACATGCTGACCCAGAAGGGCCGCAAGTTCCTGGAGTCCATGAAAGCAGCATAGGAGCATTAAAACGTGGCTATTTTTGGCAGCGGGATAATGTTCCGTCAGGGGAAGTTCGTCTTCCTGATCCAGCGCTCGGATGATGGCACATGGTGCCAGCCGGGCGGGACGATAGAGCCGGGAGAGTTAGCCATAGACGCCGCACGGCGCGAGGTGCTGGAGGAAACAGGCTATCAGTACGATGGCCCGCTGACGCCGCACAGCGTACATGGTGACTACCTGACCTACCGCGCCGACGTGCCGGAGCAATTCGAAGCGAAGATAAACGACGAATCGCTGGCCGCCGGATGGTTCCATATTGACGATCTGCCAAAGCCGCTTCATCAGCCATTCGCTGAAATGCTGGCGCAGCAGGCGCTCAACGAAACCGACGTGGCCGCGCTCATCGCTGACGGAACGCTCAGCAGCCCGCAATATTTTTACAACATGTGGATGTTCGCCATCCGGGTGACCGGAACAGGGGTTACCTGGCGATCTGCAGATCAGGAGATGACGTTCCGTAACCCGGACGACTATCTCACCCCTGAATTTCTCCAGCGGGTAGCTGGCGTACCACTTATCTGGCTTCACCCCGAAAAAAGAACACTTGATAGCGACGAGTTCTCAAAGCGCGTTATTGGCACCCTGACAAATGCCTGGGTTGCCGATAAGGGCGAAGTGTGGGCCGTTGCGCGTGTGTACGACGCCGAAGCTGCTGAAATTATGGCAACAAGGCAATTAAGCACCTCGCCAACTGTGAAGTTCTCAGAGGTTGCTCAATCAATCATTGTCGACGGTCAGCCTCTACTGGTGGAGCCATCCCCCGAGCTGCTCGACCACGTTGCAATTTGTGAACAGGGCGTGTGGGACAAGCTCCTTGCCCCTACCGGTGTTAAATCTGATTCCATTCCTGAAGAGGCTGAAAAGATGGACGAGGAAAAAATCGTAGCGCTGATTAATAAGGCGATCGATGCGCGTTTGGCTAAGGCCGACGAAGAGAAGGAAGCGAAAGCCAAGGCTGACGCCGAAGAGGCCGCCAAGAAAGAAAAGGCTGACGCAGAAGACAAAGAAGCGGAAGAGGCGAAAGCTAAAGCCGACGCGGAAGAGAAAGCCGCGAAGGAAAAAGCTGATGCTGAAGCCAAAGAAAAGGCGGATGCCGAAGAGGCTGAGAAAATGGCAAAAGAAAAAGCCGACTCTCAAATCCTCCAGGAAATTGCTGAGCTTCGCTCCCGCATTCCTACCGAACTGAGCGACGAAGAGCGCAACGAAGTTGCAGAAGCGCAGGTGAAAGCCGATAGCGTCTTCTCCAGCTTTGGCAAACGCGCCCCGATCCCGCTGTCCGGTGAAAAACCGATGGCGTATCGCCGCCGTCTGATGATTCAACTGCAGGAGCATTCTCCGGACTACAAAGCCGTCGATCTCTCTGCCATCGCTGATTCTCAACTGCTGAGCACTGCCGAAAAGCATATCTACGCTGATGCGCAGAAGGCGGCCAGCCTGTCAGTTGGTCCCGGTATGCTGCGCGAGATTAAGCGCGCCGATGCAACCGGTCGCCAGATCAGCACCTTTGAAGGCGATCCCGCCGTCACCTGGGCGCCGTTCCAGTCTGGCAAGCGTCAGGTCACCAGTTTTAACAACCAGGCTTAACGGGAGCTCTGAAGCATGGCTAATTTATCTCTTAACCCGATGGCGACCACGAATGCCGCTGGTTCCTTCGGTGTGCAGTCTGATGGCTTCATTCAGGGCGTTGCTCTGGATGATCCGGCAAATCGCTTTAACCTGGCGTCCGGCACTGTCGCCGCCACCGAAACCAAACCGCTGTGGGGTGGCCTGCCGGTTGCCGAGTTGCTGCCCGGCGTGAACTCCAGTCCTCGCGGGTCGACTATTCGTCGCGCTGTGTCACTGGCTGAACTCGAAGGCTTCACCGTCTTCAACCAGGCCCACAACGGCCTTACCACTCCGCAATCACCGGTTCCGCTGTATGCGTCCGGCATGAGCGTTTCATTCTACCGCCTTGGATCCAACATGCGCGTTCCGCTGAAAGCTTCAGCGCAGGTGGTAGCGCTCGGAACCGCTGGCGCATCGGTGAAAACGCCGCTGGCGTGGGACTTCGTCAATAACCAGGTGACCACCGCAGCCGCGGCGGCTTTTGCCGGTGCTGACATTGCCACGACCGCTGTTACCTATTCGAACGGCGTGGCCACCGCCACCACCGCCTCTGCGCATGGACTGACCGCTGGCCAGTACGTGAAGATCAGCGGCGTAGCTCCGACTGCCTATAACGGCACCGTCGTTGTGCTGAGCGTACCGAGTACGACAACCTTCACCTATGCGCCTGCCAGCGCGCCGGGCGGCTCCGCGACCACGCAGGGCACTATCGGCGCTGTTGCTCAGGCAGACATCACCCTGCCAGTGAAAGTCATCTCCATCGAGAGTGGGAACTCTAAAACTGTCAGCTATGACAGCGCTACGGGCTTCCTTAACTGGAACAACACCGACAGCTGCGCGCTGGTCTTACTTTAATCGGGAGCTTTAAATGGCTGCAATTACCCCCAGCTACACCATCGTCAACCCGTCGTATATTGCGCCGGAGTTGATCATTGGTTACCAGCAGGCGTCCGGTGCGTTCGAAACCATCGCCAGCGGTAACCCGCAGGTCCGCCTTGGCGTAGGCGACCAGTACGTTTATATGCGCCGCCTGGATATTCGTACCCAGGTAACCTCCAGCCAGTCCGGCAACGCCAACCAGCTGCCGAGCGTGGCGCTCGAGGCGCGCATGATCTCCACTCCAACCTACCTGTTCCGCTGCCGTGGTATCTACGATCACCACGACACCGCGGCGGCCGGTAACTGGAACGTGGCTCTGCCAGAAGCTCAGCGTCTCGGCATGCGTCAGGGCATCTTCCAGCAGTTGCGTTCTGCGCTGCTGTACGGCATGAACCCGGCAGGCGGCGAAGGTCTGCTGAACACCGCAGGCGCGACCACCGAAACCCTGCCGCCGGACAGCAACAGCAACACCACTGTGCTGACCTACGACCATGGACAGATGGCTGTCTATCTGCTGGGCCATGTACAGGCCGCGCTGACCCGCACCATGCAACTGGGTCGCCAGCAGCGTGTTGTTATCCTCGGTCCGCAGCGAGTGCTGGGCGCGATGGAGATTCAGCAGATCGTTCAGCTGACATCTTATCAGCGTCCTGGCGGCGGTACTGATACCGTCGGCGGCACCGTGAAAGAGGTTCTCCGTGGCGCGAATGTTCAGGTTGACTGGGTGTACGACGACACGCTGATCGGCGCCGGTGCCGGCGGTACTGACGCGGTGGTTATCACCGTCCCGGAAGTGGAAGTGCCGATGGCCAACTCCACCGTGAACACCAACGAATTCGCCAAACTGAGCCCGTCTCTTGCGGCGAACGCCCTGATGTTCACCGACATGGCGGCACCGATGGAAATCCCGACGCCAATCCCCGGGGGCGCTATCGACGTGCTGTCAGAAATGCGCTCTACGGCTGGCTGGGCAGTCCGTCCGGAAGCTATCACCATCCTGTCGATGAAATACAGCGACTAAAACTCGAAATTGAGAAGTGCTTAAGCCTCTGCATGGTTCGCTGTGCAGGGGCTTTTTTACGAAGGGTAAACAATGAAACTGTACATCGCCAACACTACCAAGCAGCGCCACATCTTCACTTTCCGCCAGCTGGAAACCGGGCGCCTTCGCCAGATCCCCATTGAGCACGGCTCACAGATGCTGGTTCTGGATGGCTCGACCGAAGAAGTCGAAGCGGTTATTCAGCATCATCAGGTTTACGGTCTGGTTGACTCAACCAAAATCGACCAGAGCCAGGCATTTGTCGGCCTGTGCTACAGCATCAACAAACCCGTTTCCGCCAGCGTTATTGAGAAAACCATTCGCGATAACGATGGTCATCTGACCCGCGGGGCTCATAACCGCCGGCAGGCATCCGTCGCCGCGCTGGATAACACACTGCGCGAAAGCGGTATCGGCTACGAAGGTGACATGGAATTCAGCGCAGAGCAGGCCAAGGGGCGCGATGACCATTCAGACGACCCGACCATCAACGAAAAAATTGTCACGCCGAAAGCCGGGAGCAAGAAGAAATGACCACCAGTCTGTCGGGATTCATCGAATTCGTTCGATCTGATATGGGAATCACCCCCGACCAGGTTCCCGACGACTCGCCGTCTTTTTCTCTCGCCTATGGCGGCGCCATTGAATGGGTTAACCCGGACATCGCGTGCGTTATGCCTAACATGTACAGCATCGCGGTTTATAACCTTGGGGCATCGTTTCTCATCAATTACGGGACAGAGGCTGTGTTTGCTGAGTTCCGTAAACAATATGGGCTGAATGACTTCAAAGCCGGGGTTATCACGGGAGCCGGGGATAACTCTACCAGCGCACAGCGCCTGGTCCCTGATTTCTTCAAAGACCTGTCGCTGGCAGATCTGCAGATGCTCCAGGACCCGTGGGGCCGTCGCTACCTGATGATCGCTCAGCAGTTCGGTAGCCTGTGGGGCTTGTCATGATCACCTTTCATCTTGGCGTTATCGATATCCCCTACGAGGACGAGGACACCACGACGGGGAGCGTAGCGGAAGAGCTGGAAGCGAGGTATCAGATTATGCAGACGTTCTTTGACCGCTACGGGAACGACATCGCTGAGCTGATGAGCAAAGACCTGGCCGCAGCGCTTGAAAACATGTTCGCTGGCGCGCCGCCGGCAAAAGACCCGCTCGCTGAGTCAATGTCCAAAGTTCACGATCTCTTTGTCGGCTTCCTCGATAACACCGAGATGAACGGCCTCCCTGGTGTTCCAACGCGCCGCGCGCTTGAGGGTATATCGAAGCGCTTTAAAGGCAAAAAGGGGCCGCCGCGCCCTTCGTTCATTGACACAGGAACCTATCAGGCAGCTATGCGCGCCTGGGTAAGCGGGGTGATGAATGCCTTCCCTGAGTGAGTTACAGAACGCCAAAACCGAGCTTAACGCTACCCTGACGCAGGGGCTGGATGATCTGAGCCGGTTCCAGGTGGTCACGTTCACGAAGTACATCAGAAAGGTGCTTCCGCTCGATGGCTTCGTGTTCTGGGTGAAAGCCTCGGTCCTGTCTGACGATCCGAACAATGAGCCGGATACGGTGGATGTGAAAGGTTATTTGCACCTGACGACAGAAACCATTCAGGACGACGAGCAACTTTACGATCGCAACGTGGTGACGTTCACCGCACAGGCGGACATCGACCCGTTTAACGACATCGGGTCAGAGGTGCTGTACATCGGCGAGTTTTTTGGCGTTCAGTTCTCGTTCTCCCGGCGTACCGGGCTGAATGAGCCGGCGAACCTGTACCACTACACCGGAGAGGCAATTTTCCCGCACATGCGGTCGCAGATCATCAACTCTGCGGATGACATAGACCTCTCTGACGTAGTGGTGTCGAGCTCGTTGCCGATCTGGTTGGCACTGAATCAGTACATGCCGATGTTCCCGGCGATGCTCTCAACGCAGAACCTTTCTCCGCCCTATGCGACGGTGAAATGCAGTAACACGTCACCGATCGCCGGCGCTTTCTATCTGGACGAGAAGCAAAACCAGTATCAGCTGGTATCGGAAGATGTGACGCTTTCGGTCACCGGCCTGCGTAACGCCAGCATTGAAGACTTTGTGCGGTATGTGCAGGACTACACGACCGGCGATGCCCCGGAGATGGGGATCATGAATATTCCCGTCGTGCAGGATGAGCGAGTCACTCAGAACGAGCTCAACATCATTGCCATGCGTAAGACCATCAAATTCAAAATCAATTACTACCAGCAACGGATGCGTAATTTAGCGCGCCAGTTGATCACGTCTGCAATTCCGTCCATTGACCCGGAGAAATAAGTAAATGGCAATTGTTAATATTAACGTGTCGGTGACGAATCCGCCGAAGCCCTCGCAGTTGTTAAAGTCCGGGGCGATGATTTCTATGGGCGGCACGACGCTGAATGCCGGTGAATATCAGCTGCTGACCAGTGAAACCGACCTGGCCGACATCCTTGCACCGGCGAAAACCATCTCGACGCTCGCCTGGGCTACTGGCGTGGTAACCGTCACGCTGGCTGCCGCTCACGGATGGACTAACGGGTCGCAGGTCCCGGTGATCATCTCCGGCGCGACTCCGGCGGGGTACAATGGCGCCTATACCGCTACGGTGACAGGAGCCAACACCTTCACCTATCCGCTGACGACCAACCCAGGAACCGCAACGGCAATGGGAACGGTAAAAACGGTAGTGCAGACCGAAATTTCCCAGATGAATACTTCGTTCTGGGCCCAGGGTAAAACGCGGGCTGTTTATGTGCTGGAACTGGGCGATGTGTCCATGGAGGCAGCTGTCGCAGCGCTGACAACCTTCATTGCTGAAGACGTCTCCCTGGGTAACACCTACCAGAAGTTTTTCTCCTATCTGGTGCCGCGCGAATGGGATTCGGTCGATGAATTTAAAACCCTGACCAGCCTCTATACTTCACCGGGAAGTCTGGTTTACTTCTTTGTCACCACAACGATCGCGACCTATGAAGTGTGGACTGCGACGAAATACAAAACTGTCTTTGCCGGCGTCGAGGCTCCGGATATTCCGGCGAGCGAGTTTTCCATGGCCGGCCCGTTCCAGTCATCCCTGGCAAACGACCCGGGGTCGAGCAACATGGTGCCGCCGATGTCGTACCGCTTTATGTACGGCCTGACTGAGTATCCGCTGGAAGGCAACAGCGCACTGCTGAAATCGCTTCAGGACAGCAACATCAACTACATCGGTACCGGCGCCGAAGGTGGCCTCAGCAATAAAGTGCTGTTCACCGGCCGCATGCTCGACGGTAACCCGTTCAACTACTGGTATTCGGTGGCGTGGACGGCGATCAACCTTGAGCTCGACCTGGCGAATGAAATCATCAACGGCTCCAACACGACCGTTAACCCGCTGTACTACGAGCAGAAGGGCATTGACCGCCTGCAGCGTCGCGCTCTGAAAACCATGCGTAATGGCATCAGCTACGGGCTGATCCTCGGTCGCGTCATCGACACGCAACTGACGCAGGAAGATTTCAACACCGAGTATGACAAAGGCACTTACGCCGGCAACGCCGTGATCAACGCCGTGCCGTTCAGTAACTACAACAGCCTGAACCCCTCCGATTATCAGGAAGGCAAATATAACGGGCTGAGCGCCGTCATGACGCCGCGCCGCGGCTTCGAATCCATCACGTTTAACGTGAACGTAACGAACTTTGTAGGGGCGTAAAAAATGGCGAACCCATTAGTACCGCAGGGCTTCCTTAACCGCGTACGCGGGGCTCTTTCCGTCACGGACACACCGGCGCTGAACGTTTCGGCGTCGTACCTGGCAAAGGACGGCATTAGCCTGCGTCCGGATGGCACGGCGACCGACATCATCCCTACGATGACCGGAACCGTCGGCAGCCAGGCGCCGTATCAGCAGGTAACGCTGACCGTGCATCTCCTGAAAACTCAGGGGCTGGGAGAAAGCTACCGGCAACGCTTTTTAACCGACACGTCGCTGGGTGAAATCGTGGTAACGCCGGATGCAACGACGTTCGGCAATATCACGCTGCTCAACTGCTATCTGGTCAACTTCAACGAGCTGGCTTTCAGCGGGATGGACCCGGCTTTTGTGGTAACCATCAGCGGCTATATGGTCACCAACGACAACATGTGGGTGTAATGCATGAAAATTGACAAGAAACTGAATCTGGTCACCAGCGTTACCCGCGAAGACGGCTCGATCGTATATCTGCACGTGACGCCGTTCCCCTATGAGGTGGTGGAAGAGCACTGCATCCTGCTGGGGAACCTGTTCACCAAATTCATCTCGCAGGTTGGTGGTCTTGGCGCCGCCAGAATCGCCGCGATGATGCTGAGGCAGAGCCTGAAAGCGGAAATCGATAACGGTCGGACAGGCCCGAACATCGTTGATGAAATTCAGCGACTGACGGTCGTTATCCATAACGTCGGCGGCCAGTGGAAAACCACGCCTCTTGAGGTGGCATTCAAGCAGGGGGTTATCGACCCTGATGAGTATCGCGAGGTCGAAGGCGAAGTGGTTTTTTTTATGGTTTCCTCTGCTATTCAGAAGGCAAACCTGATCGCGCCGACCGTGGGAACGGTGATCAAAATGTACGATGGGCAACTAACCTCATCGAGCGTTACGGCGTTCCGCGATTCGTTGCAGACGTCGAAGCCGGATACCGATACCCCGACCCAGAATGCCCAGCCGGAAACGTCATTTATACCCTCTTAGACTGGGCGTCTAATGAGGGCTTCTGGCAGGTGATAAGGGAGATCACCGGCGAGGAGTATGCAAGCCCGGCGCAGTACCGGCAGCGCTACCTCCTCGCCGCGCTCAAAGAAAGAGGTTTCTTCAATGGTAGCTAAGTCGATCGTCGACATTGACGTAAATGACGACAAGTTTGTCGCGTTTATGGAAAAGTTTCGCGAATACCAGAGCGCGCTGGATGATTTACCGGAAGCCTGGCGGGTAGCTGCCGTTGGTATTGGCGAAAGCAGCAAGCAGACCGAAAAAGCCAAAGGTGAGGCGAAGGAGTTAGGCGCGGAGTTTAATGCCGTGGCCGAGGCCATTCTGACCATCAACAGCGGCATCGATCGGCTCAATACCAACCTGGAAGACTCGAAGAAAAAGCAGGACGAATTCAACAAAAGCACCAGATCTGCGAAGGGCTTCCTCAGCGATGCGACGAAAGACGCTAAATCGCTGGCAGGTCACATCAAGGAAGCGACGGCCAGCCTTCTGTCCTGGGGTGGTATTGTCGGGATATTTACCGGCGTCCTGGGCGTTGGCGGCCTGTTTGGCATCAACCGCCTGGCTGCCACCACCGGTGCCCAGCGGTTTACCTCTCTCGGACTCGGGACGAGTATCGGCGCGTTGGATTCCACCGCCATAAACTACCAGAAAGCGCTGGGTAATCCGGCGGGGACGCTGGGCGCTATTCGCGATTCCCAGATGGACCTGTCGAAGCGCTGGACGTTTCAGGCGATGGGGATTAACAATCCCGACCAGGACCCGGCAAAACTGCTCCCGCAGATGATCCGCAACGCGCGCGATATCTTCGTGCAGAACGGCAGCACACTGCAGGGCGCACAGGCGCACGGCCTGACAAACTTCTTTACGCTGGATGACCTGAACCGCTTCAAAAACATGAGCGATGAGGAGATCACCGCCATGGAGAAGCGCGCGCAGCAGGATGCGCGCATGTTGCAAATTACCGACCAGCAGGCGCGCCAGTGGCAGGATTTCAATGTTCAGCTCGACTACAGCAGTCAGAGTATCAGAAACACGTTTGTACGTGGCCTGGGTCCGCTCACGCCGCAGCTGAGCAAACTGTCTGATGCGCTGGCAGGTGCTATTGATACCGTCCTGAAATCCCCCGAACTCGGCAAGTGGATTGATGCGCTTGCCGGCGGCATTGAGCGATTCGGTAATTACCTCGCTTCTCCTGAATTTTCCACAGATGTAAGCAACTTTATGGACAAAGTAGAGAAAATGGGAAATCTAATTGGCAAGGTTATTGATTGGGTAACAGGGAAAGCGAGTATCTCTACTGCGGATATATCATCCGGGTCAACGATGTTGAGCCCAAGCACCATCATCGATCCGAAAACGGGAAAATCCTATACTCCTGGAAGCAATGATGACCCGCATGTATGGGGCTGGCTCAAGGGTGTTAGGCGCTTCTTTGAAGATGGAACCGTTAAAGCTGTTGATCCCACACCTGCAAATACTTCCGACAGAAACAGGACTATTGCAGATCGATTTAATAATCCGGGAAATCTGCGGTGGGCTGAAGGATACAGCAGCGAGAATACGAGAAGCGGTAAATTTGCCGTCTTCCCAACGCTGGATGAAGGCGTACTGGCGGCGACAAAGCAACTTCAAATGTATGGCGCTAAAGGAATAAATACGGTAGGAGATATTGCAAGAAAATGGGCTCCTCCTAAGGAAAATAATACCGCTGAGTATATTCGGCATGTGGTTAAAACTACTGGATTTAATGAGAATCAGAAACTGAATCTCAATGATCCTCAGGTTATCGCGAAACTCATTTCTGCTATATCTCAAAAAGAAGGGGCTGGTAGCAGAGTTTCTGAGAGCACAGTCATTCAGATCTATAACAATACCGGTGGGAATGCAGTGGTAACTTCAGCGCAATTGGGGGCGAGGTAATGGGATTCACACGTGAAATGTATAAGCTGGGTTTTGAAATATCCCCAGTAATACTTTGCGGAGGGATAGCGCAGGCCATTCCTGGAGGAATGCTCCCGATCGTCGCTTTGACACAGAGCGCGAGCTTTGTTACGGGGCTGCTTGGAGGAGCCATAAACCTAACCGATCTGGATAAATATTTCTGCCACTGGCGACCGGTTCAGGGCGCCACAATGGTTGATTATGAAATTGCCAGATACCCTTTCGCCAACCAGGTAGTAGCTGCGAACGCCTTGCTTGCTCAGCCTTTGCGCGTTTCGTTGGTAATGGAGGCCCCGGTCAATGAAAACACCGGGGCGATGACAAAGCTCGTCACTATGAGTGCTTTGCAGTCTGTCCTTCAGGCGCATTCTAACTTAGGCGGCACGTTTATCGTCGCCACCCCATCCGTTATCTATAGCAACTGCATTTTGCGTGTAGTGAGGGACATTACCTCTGGTAACGATCCATTACCACAGCGTTCATGGATATGGGATTTCGAGCAGCCACTGATAACCGATAATGGTGCAGAGCAGGCCGTGAACAATTTTTTAAACAAGATTGGCGCCGGGGATATGGTAACCGACCCATCCTGGACTAATACCGCCAATGCTCTTGGCAACACGCCTCTCGGGAGCTCTGTATCGGAAGCAATAACCGGCCTATTGGGTAAGTTGGGGGTAGGGCCATGACAACCCAGAATTATCCGTTTACCGGCAATGATCGTCAAAGCATGACATTTACACCGATCCTTGATGGCACCGTCTATAACTGCCAGGTTAAATGGAACATTGCCGGGCTGAGGTGGTATGTCCTCATTACAGATAGCTCTGGGAATACCATTCTAAATACCCCGCTCGTTGGCTCCGAGCTTAACGGTGGAATAAATATTATCTCCGGAGTGTTTAATTCGTCCTCCATGTACTGGCGCGAACAGAATGGACTGATTGAGGTAAACAGTTCATGAGATATTATGATATTGAGATAACCATTCCTGCTGAAGGTGCCTCTCCGGAAAGAACGATAAAATACAGTAGCCATAAGAACGGAGTTTACAACCCCGGCGCCCTGATGATTGAGTTTGATATCCTCAGGTACGGTGAATCGACTCCCCAGGGCGAAACTCACCTGACCATCTGGGGTATTGGCCCAAAAGAAATGCAGCAGGCTCGCCAGAATTTTTTTGGCAAAAAAATTAAAATATTCCTTGGGATGAAAGACGGGCTGCCATTGGCTGGCAAGGTTACCGCACCAAAACTGGTATTGGATGGCGTGATAAATCAGGTCTTTGGTAACTGGCAGGGTATTGAGTTACGACTTGACTTCATAATCGTTGTTGGTCCTGTCCAGAACGTACCAAATAACAAACCCGTACCCCTTCCTTTAACCTTTGACTGGAAGGAGGGGCAGAAGCTTTCTGTAGCCCTCACGCAGTGTTTTATGAACATCAGAGGGTATACGTTCAATATCAACATAAGCGACCGGCTAATCCTTAATCATTACCGGGGGCTGTTTTGTGATGACATTGTCACCCTGGCCAAGGACCTTAATGCTTTTTCACGTTCCAGAATTCGCGATAGCGGGTACTCTGGTGTAGAGATCGCAATAGTGAATGGTAATGAGATCCGGGTATGGGATAACGATTATGATAACCACCCGGATAAGACTTCTGTTTCCAGCGCCGTAGCCAGAAGCAACAGCCCAACCCAAATAGATTTCAAGGATTTGATAGGGCAGCCGACATGGGTGGCATTTAACACAATCAGCATGGCGTGCGTAATGCGCGGTGATATTCAGGTTGGCGATCACATCCTGATGCCTAAAAAAAGCACTCCGTTGATACAGGCCTCTTCGTACTCTCAGTATCGAGAAGACTCTGCCTTTACTGGCGACTTTATTGTGAACTCCGTTCGCCTGTTAGGGAATAGCAGGCAACCAACGGCAGAGGCATGGGTAACAATTATTGAGGCTTCCCCTTTCATTAAGGCAGGTAGTGCATGAGCATCGACAACAAGCTTAATTTTGCCTCAAGCATGAACAGGTTTACTGAAAGAAAGATTGAAAATGCGCTTCAAAAATCAGGGAAAGTTCTTCCGGCGAGCGTGGTTAAGCAAACTGGGAATATGATCACCGTCTCCTTCGAGCTAAGGGATATCCCATATGTTTTGCCGCAAGTGACTATCCCCTTATTTGGCCCTCAATATATTCGTTACCCTATGCAGCCGGGAGATAAGGGGATTGTTATCCCCGCAGATACTTACATTGGCGGGGTTAGCGGTCAGGGAGGCGGCATTGCAGATATGACTCCGCCAGCAAACTTAAGCGCCCTCGTTTTTTTGCCGATCAGTAATACCGAGTGGCAGGGTGTCGACGGGCAGGTGGTGACGGTATACGGTCCGGAGGGTGTAACGCTGCGCGACAGCGGCAGCAACACGACGTTTCTCCTGAAGCCTGACAGCATCGCTATTTCCACACCTGACAGCTTCACCGTCACCGTTGGCGGGACAGTTTTTTCACTGACCGGTAGCAAATGGAGCCTTTCAGGAGAGGCAGGGCATCTGCAGGATTCAGTGGCCAGTACCAGCCCGGCAATCATGCACGCCGGATGGCAGTCGCTTCTGGCCTGGCTTAACAGCCATGAGCATTCAAACGGCAACGATGGAAATGATACCGGGGGGCCGACTTCAACGTATAACGGGAGTATCACCGAGTGAGAACCTATGGCCGAAACTCTGAGGGGAAGTGGGTCCTGGTGGAAACCGACGAATATGGGTTTAATGACTCGGTGTATTTGACGACCCTGATCCAGAATCTGAAACTGGCGCCGCAGGAGTCGCCATTTTATGCGAACAACGGAATCCCGGCCGCCGGGTCGGTGATCCAGCAAATCCTGCCGACGTATTACGTAAACCGTATTCAGAAACAGTTCAGCCAGTATTTTTCCTCGCTGCAGATTGCGCTGATCAGCGACGACCCGCCTGTTTATAACATCTCGGCAATCACAAATGCAGGTTCAAAAATAATTACACAGGTGGCCGTATGAGCGATTTACCAGTCAGCTATACGTCAGCAGGCCCGGTTCCTCTGACGCCGGAAGAGCTACGAGCACAGCTCGTTTCTCAGGCAATTGCGCTATCTCCGGGACTCACAACTGATTTGCCTGGATCTCTGATTGAGGACGTGGCCAGTACCGATGTCGGCGCGCTCATCGTTTGTGATCAAGCAAGGGTTGACCTGATTAACTCGGTGGGGCCACTAAAGGCTAACCTGGCCATGCTGGAGCTTCTCGCACAGCAGGCTGGTATTCCTGGGCAGAAAACGGCTGGCACAACAACAGTCCCGGTTCAGTTTTCCGGCCCCGCGGGATTTGTTATCCCACAGGGGTTTATTGTTTCTGATGGGACCTATACCTATTCAGTCAGTGATGCGACGATAATCTCGTCGTCAGGAGTGTCTGCCAGCGTATCATGCGAGGGAACAGAGACCGGGACCTGGGCGGTTCCGGTAAATACGGTTAACCAGATCATATCCAGTCTACCGTCTGACGTAACCATCACCTGCACCAACCCGATCGCCGGCACTCCGGGTGCTGACCCGGAAACGAACTATCAGTTTCGTGATCGCGTATGGCAGGCGCAGATGGCCACCGTTCAGGGATATCCTGGATTTATCCGGCAATATCTCACCAGCCTTGATAACGTGCAGGCGCGCCTGGTTTCTGTCATTCAGGACGGGGATAAGTGGATAGTCATGTGCGCCGGCGGTGATATTTACGATATTGCTGGCGCGCTCTATAAGTCTGCGGGGGATATCAGCCGGCTGAAAGGGTGTTCACTGAATGTAACTGGGATCACGAATGCAAATCCTGGCGTCGTCAGCACAGACCTGACTCATGGCTACACTGACGGCCAGGTTATCCGGATCACTGGCGTTACCGGGATGACGGGTATTAATGACGTTCCTCTGACCGTGACGGTACTGTCTCCTCACACTTTTTCCATCGGGATTGATACCACTTCATCCGGGACCTGGGGAGGCGGCGGCGAGGTGACACCGAACGTCAGAAACAATACCGTGACGGTGAATGACTGGCCTGATAACTACGTGATCCCGTTCGTGACGCCATTGCTGCAGCGGGTCACTGTGACGTATCAGTGGGGGACCGAAAGTGTTAACTACCTGACTGATGCGACGGTCGCCTCTCTGGTCTCGGCGCCTACGATTCAGTATGTGAACGGCATATTCGCCGGGAAACCGCTGAACGTTAACAACCTGAAAGACGCATTCTTACAGGCGATTAACTCGACAATCGACATGGGGCTGATCAGCACTTTAAACGTCGTGGTCACCATCAATGGTGTGATAACGCCACCGGATGCCGGGACGAATATCATCAGCGGCGATAAGTTCAGTTATTTTTATATCGCGTCGGATGGCGTGATCGTAACAGGGGCGTAGCATGCTGGACGATATCATCCGGTCGTATATGTATACGCAATACAACGACGATGAAAATCTGCGGGCGTTTTTTACTGCGTATAACTCGATGGCGCAGGGCATTTATGACTGGATGGTTAATGCCAACCTGCCGATTTTCATCGGTGACTACAACACCGGAGATCAGCTCCGGTGGATTGCCCATGGCATCTATGGCGTTTTGCCGCCGGTGATTTCCAGCAGCGATCAGCAGGAGATAGGCCCATATAACACCTTCGAATTTAACCAGCTGGCATTCAATGAGTACCGGGTGATTGACCAGTCAAACCAGGTTGTTGTCTCTGATGACCTTTTTAAGCGGATCATGACCTGGAATTTTTACAAAGGTGACGGCTTCTATTTCTCTATCCCATGGATAAAGCGGCGTATTCTGCGGTTCCTTTTGGGAGTGAATGGCACCGACATTCTCAACGACCAGCGATGGAGTATCTCGATCCAGTTTGTGGATGGCGGTATCGTGATTTCCATCTATAAAGGGCGCCGCATGTTCACGCGGAGCGCTATCTACAATGCATCGGCCTATAACTCCAGGAAGTACAACCAGAAGGACACGGCCTTTGTGATCACTGAGGATTTCGAGTTCGCCATTTTTTTCAAGCAGGCCATGGATAGCGGCCTGCTGCACATGCCGTTTTACCAGTCAGTCACGGTTGAGATATTTGATTAGGTTTTTATCTCGATTATCTATTGTTATATACAGATGTGATTTAACGCTCTGACAAATTATATACAGCACAACTATTGATAAAAACAAAATGGATGACATTTTTATCATATCTATTGGCGGCATTCCTTGCTGAAAAAGAAATCCAAATAAAATAATAAGCAAGGCGCACGAAAGGAGTATTAATAAAGTAGATAGAGTTCCTAAAAGTATTTTTAAAATAGCAATAGAAGCATTATTCATAATATTCACCATTTAAAAGGCCGCGCTTGCGGTTTTTTTATTGCCTAATCCCGGAGGATACATGGCACTAACCCTTTTGGCTACAAACAACGCAGAAAGCACGCTGGCTTCTGCTATCAGCGCAACCGACACGTCGCTGATCGTTAGCGCTGGAACTGGTGCCGAGTTCCCTGATGCTGTGGCAGGCGAGAGTTACTTTAAGCTCACTCTCACCGATGCCGCCACCGGCTCACAGGTTGAGATCGTGAACGTGACAGCCAAGGCTGGGGACATCTTCACGATTGAGCGCGCACAGGAAGGAACGCTGGCGCGTGCGTGGGCGGCCAACGACATGGTTGCCAACATGATGACCGCTGACACGCTGAATGTGATTGCTGATTTTGCAAAACAGGCATCTGATTCAGCGGAAGAGGCACAGGGATACGCACTTAGCGCCTCGGAATTTGGTGACAATAAATCAACCTTTGCTGATACGGCGGCTGGCCTTGCAGCGACGACGAACGGGCAATACTTCCGCGTTCCCCAGGGAACAGGCAATGTCCTTGCGTTCCGTTATTACAAAAACAACTCAGGCGTAGCACAAGAGGTTGCTGAGTACCCCGGACAGGGATCTATAACTAATACCATACGCGAATTCCCTACGCTGGCGGCTGCGCAGGCTGATGCAGACGCTGGCAATATTCCTGTTGGGTCAAATGCTTATTACCGAGACTCCGATTACAAATATCTTGCAATAGAAGTTATCAATAATTCAGGGATATTATCTGCCACTGGCCGGGTAATGATTTCCAAGGGGTATATCGATGATCTTGCGTCAAGGGGATTAATCTCAACTGAGCTGGATGATGGTATCGATATTGTTGATGTTGAATATGACCCAGTTTCCATGCGCATGTCTAAGTTCACTATGCGTGATGGTCGTGTTTTTATCCCTTTGCTGCAATTATCTGAAAATGCAGTCGCCGGAAATAATATTCAAAATGGCTCAGTAAGCTCAGAAAAACTTTCGCTGGATGTTCAAAGTATTTTATCTCAGGAACTGGACCCTGATACTGGGTTTTCAGAAATCAACTACGATCCGGTAACCAGACGTATGTCTTCATATACCACAACGGATGGACAGGTCTTCATTCCCTTGTTACAGGTCCCTGAGAATAGCGTCGGGAACTCACAACTTTCCACAGAAGTTCAGCAGGTCATTCCACTGGACCTTGACCCTGATACTGGTTATGTCAGCGTCGACTATGATCCGGTGACAAAGCGGATGTCCAGCTATGTGACGACAGATGGCGATGTATTTATTTCTCGTCTTCTGTTGGGTGATGACATCGTCGGCTTCTCAACGCTGACTGAAGATGTACAGAATAAAATTATTGCACACCCACAGGATGTTGTAGATGCCCGCCCGGATGCAACGCGCTCAACGCTCTCCGAAATCGCGGTGCGGACCAATGCATGCGACGGCTCTGCCTGGTCTCCGCTGCCGTCGCATGTGTGTAAGGCCGCATTCGGAATTAATGCGACCGGCACCGCGATTGAATACCGGCAGGCCAGCGGGCTGCTGTTCACCGGGAAAGCGCGGGCGGGCGTGTTTACGCCAGGCGCGGTGCCATCGCTGACGAAAAAAGGGCGGTTTCTCACCACCGCAGTTACCACGCCGACAGGGACGTTTGCTGTCGGTGATTACTACAGCTACGAGGCCTATAACACAAACGGAAACCTCTCCGAGACACTACCGGGCACCTGGGGCAGTCAGAGCCTGTACTGCGGCGACAATCTTGTCTGGAATGGTACAGAGTTCGTCATCCAGCGTGGGCCGGGCACCGGTGTGATTAAAATCGCGGACAGCTGGTATGAGGTGACTGCTGCTGGGACGTTCAACGGCATGGCGCTGCAGGCAGGGGACAAATTGCTCTATACAGGACTGCAAACTGCCGGTGGCGCATCCATGACTCCACGATGGGTATTGCTGTCATCAGCCAGTGATGCACTGGTTTACGCGGGAGAGTTTGCGCCTTCCTCTGGTTATCCTGCTAGTCCACTGCGTAATTCGGTTTATCAGGCATCCGCAGCGGGTACCATTTCAGGAAATAGTTTTTCTGCCGGAGATTACGCTCTCTGGGATGGCTCCGCGTGGATTCGCATAGCAGGTCAGGCATCCGTTACTGTTGCTGCAGGCAGCTCTATCAGCCTACGTTGTAGTCAAAACTCTGACGAGTGGGAAATTCGGCGTTCTGATAAAAGCTCTGGCCCTGTCGGTGTAAGGCTGAAAGCTCAGGTGATGACGACAATCCGTAAATCTCTTGGGAGTAAGCTTCTCTTGATCGGGGATTCTCTTTTCGGCAGTGGAAATTCCGGCAACCAAATCCTTTCAGAGGTGAGCGTGCCCGGGGAGGTCCGCTCCTATGGCGGCTCTACTTCCGATCAGGTCCTCGGTATGTTAAAGCAGGAAATTCTTGTTAACGGGGATAATTATGCCGGTCAGGTCATCTGCTTTTGGCACGGGCAAAATAACCAGCCGACAACAGATTTAAATGCTGCACAAATCAGGCAGGATTCTATTGAAATGGCTGCATTGGTTGGGGCCAGGGATGCTAGATATATATTCCTGACAATTATGGGGCAAAGGACAGAGACATGGAACGGTTCAAGAATTGTTGTGCAGCAGCATGAGGACCAGTACGCCAAAACGGGTGTTCTTTACGAGCTTGGAGAATGGTACAGAAGAATATTCCCAGGACGTTTCTTTAACGTATACCAAAATATGCTTTCTGCTGCTACTGACGCAATTGATCCTACTTTCCCGGGCATGACCGAAAAACAAGTTGCTGTTACTTATGGCGTTCTACCCTGGTCATTTTTCAATGGCGGGTCATTTACAGGGTTCACAACAAACGACCTGGTATACAAAGGTACATGGAGTGACACAGTATTACCAACTGGTGGTAGTTCTATGGATTACTACATCAGGATAGGTGGCGGAACAGTTGGAAATATTATTTACAATAATGGCGGTGTATGGTCTGAAAAATCAATAGACCGGACACACCTTAGTAACACAGGTGGTCTTGCGCTTGCGAATGGTGGATCAGGTTTTTCCACAATATCATCCAGCGAAGGTCTTGCAGGAATGCTTAACAATAACTTTTTCTTTTGAGGAATAAAATATGGGCCGCGCCAATCCTTTATATGGAGCTAATTTTACAGATTCAAGAATGCCTATTTTTTATCCGTACCCTGGGTTAACTGATGGGTCTCTTGGGCTGCTGGATGCTTATGAAGTGGATGAAAACTTTAATTTATCAGCGACAGGTACTGATATATCAACAACGCCAAATTTAGCCGCGATCCCAGCCGCCACCTTAACTGGTGTATCGCAGGCTGATCTGGCCTTTAAGTATTCAAATACACTTGGTAGCACTGAAGTTAAATTTGAGAGAACACCAAAGCTTGGTATTCATGGCATAGTCTCTCAGGTCAATCAGGTGTCTGGCCACCTGGCCCGCTTCCGTTGTCCCGGCATTCTGCCGTACATTGTGGCGCATCAGAACGACCACCAGTTCGCCGTGTTCGTGCATCATCGTATTACTCGAGATAAGCCGTCATCGACGAGCCAGAACCCTGTAGAAGTTTTGATGTCGCATAACTCAGCTCCATCTAATAACAAGTTGCTGATTGCCAGTCTGGATGGAGGGTTGACGGGTAATCCTGCCCTGAAATCTCAAGCGTCAGCAAAAACAGGCACAGATATGGCTGCCGCAACTGCCTACTACGACCATATGGTTTGGGGGTCACCTAGCGGTTTCGGTATGCTACTGAACAATTTGTGTCGTTCATACGTCCTTTACAGATGGCATCTTATCGATCTCACTGCAGCAGGTATGACCATGGCAGAGGCCACGGCATCTGAACAGAAGATCTTTAACAGGCGATTCAGTTCAGGCGGGAAGTACTATGGCGACACGATCCCAACAAATCCGTCTACCTTTCCGTAGCAGCTATTGATCTGCCTTTAAAGTAAACTACTGTATATAAAAACAGTATACGGGAGGGCAGATCATGCTTCGATAGTCAGACATTGCCGCGGCGTTCCGCGAGTCGGTTTTGCGCAGTTCCAAGGGGTTTCAGTACCTTCACACCCGAGACTTTGTTACCGCGCTGCGCCAGCGCGGCATCCACTTTTCCGAGGTGGAGGCTAGCGCCTGGATCGCTCGCGAGCAGTCTTACTTCATCGATAAAACGGCAGAGCATAGCGAAAACAGGCTGTGGATGATGGCCAACATGGGGAGGATTTTGTAATGGGATTCCCCTCACCCGCGACGGACTACGTTGAACAACGCCTGTCTGTTAACACGATCTGCAATGTTGGTCCTAACACGCGCCTGTTCGAGCGGTCTGGCGGTTACGTTGTGCTGGATATATCCCTGAAGCCAAAGCAGGGTAGTCAGGTTCTGATCCAGCACGGTGGCGGGACGGAGCTTGCCACGCTGAGAGGAAAGTCGCTGATAACCGAAGACGGCGAAGCGATTGAAGGCGAGGCTCTGGATGATGTCACTGTCGCCGGCGTCGTGACATTTACTATCTGCGATGTTCGTTCTGATAATTCTATTATTTAACTGGGGTATATATGGCGCTGAAGCTATTAGCAAATAATAACGCAAAGAGTGTTCTCGCTGCGGGTATTAGCGCGTCCGCTACCGTTATTACCGTGGGAACTGGATCGGGGGCTTTATTCCCTTCCCCTGTATCTGGGCAGAGTTATTTCAAATTAACGATAACCGACGCGGCCACGAAAACAATTTCAGAAATTATGCACGTCACGTCTGTATCTGGTGACGTGATGACAGTAATTCGTGGTCAGGAAGGAACTACGGCGCGCGTATGGTCAACAAATGACATTGTCGCGAATTTAATGACAGCCGGATCATTGTTATCGTTCCTGCAGATCAGCAATAACCTGTCAGAAATTAAAGATGCCGGTGAGGATGCGATAAATGAAGCCCGTTATAACCTCGGAATATCTGATTCCTCTGGTTTTGTCGGGCGTTCACTTGGCGCTCCAAAAGTTTTCTATGCAAACGGAACCTATACGCGATCTCCTCTGGCCCGTTATGCAAAAGTAACGTTGACCGGTGCCGGTGGCGGCGGTGGCGGCTGCCAGGCCTCCAACAATACAGAAACCTTCTCCGGTGCTGGCGGCGGCGCGGGCGCGACCATTATCGTATGGGTTGACCTGTCTGCTGCCAGTTCTTATGCGATTACTGTCGGCAAGGGTGGTAAGGGCGGAGTTGGCGCAGTAAGTGGTGCGGATGGTGGGGCCACCTCGTTTGCCAGCCTGTTCTCAGCTCCTGGCGGGAAAGGAGGAGTGAAGTCAGGCGTGTCCAATACCGCCGGCGGCGCCGGAGGTACGGCGGCGACCGGAGATATCAGGATCAACGGTGGTACCGGCTCAGATGGACAGACAGGCTCAAGCCTTCTGACGGGCAACGGCGGGGCGTCGTATTTTGGCGGCGGTGGCCGGGCGGGTTCTCAGGCCGGTATTGCTGGCGCAGCTCCCGGATCCGGTGGTGGTGGCGCGTATGACCTTGGGTTTACCGGTACGGCATTTACCGGTGGTGATGGTGCTACTGGCATGGCGATCGTGGAAGAATTCGCGTAATGGCTTACACTCCTGCACGACCATCGATGTAATCAGCCCACCACTGCATCATCTACCTGCGCTTATCGAGATACTGAGCATGGTTGTAAATTCAACTAACCCAGTGCATTGACAAAAAATTAGCGCAAGAAGACAAAAAATCACCTTGCGCTAATGCTCTGTTACAGGTCACTAATACCATCTAAGTGGTTGATTCATAGTGACTGGATATGTTGTGTTTTGTAGTATTATGCAGTCTATTATTTAGACTAAATCTTTCATAACATATTGATATTTACAGTGTTTTCTGTTTATTGTTCAGCTTTTTTATACTAACTTGAGCGAAACGGGAAGGTAAAAAGACAAAAAGTTGTTT